GCTCGACGGAGTCGCGCGCCATGTCCATCAGGTCCATGCCCCGGAACTGGGTAGCGGCGCCCTCCAGCTTGTGCGCGGACGGGTTTGCACGGTGCAACAGCGCGTTGAATGCGCCCTCGCGGTAGGTGACGGTTTCGTCCTGCGTGAGCGAGCCGGTGGGCGCCGCGGCAGGTGCACCGGCGGCGCTGGGCGTGGCCGGGGTGGCACTTCCCAGGAAGGCGAGCAGCCTGGCGCCGGCCTGCTCGGCGGTCATGTCGGTGTCGTCTTCGCACGACTGGCGCAAGGTGGCCAGCGCGGCCTGGTCCAGATCGGTACGCGATTCGAACGTGGCGAACTGCGCACGGATGGCATCGCGGCGGGCGGCCAGCGCCTGCTTCTGGTCGGGGGTGAGCGCGGTGGGCATGGTGATGTCTCCGGTAGGATTACCGGCATCCGCCGGCGGGATGGGCTCGGCCGAGGCGGCCGGCGGATTCGGTGCGAGGGCGGCAGCTGCGGCGGCGGCAATGCCGGCGGCAGCGACGGTTACGGTGAGCGGCGCGAGTGCCGGCGCGGTGCTGGCAGCCGGGAAGCGCGTGCGCATGGCGGCGGCGATGGCCATGCCGGCGTGCAGCGGCGAGGCGCCACGGGCGGTTACGCGCTGGGCGACGATGGCCGCGAAGGCACGGGCCTGCTCATCGGCGGTGCCGTCGGCGGCGGTGTCTTCATCCACGGCATCGGCAAAGCCTTCGGCCACAGCCTCGGCGCCGGTGTAGTAGTGGTCGGCACCGTCCTGCAGCAGGCCCAGGATGTCGGCGCGACTCTTGCCGGACTTGACGACATAGGCGTCAGCCATGCCCTCGGCGAAGGTGTCCAGCACGTCGGCGTACTGGCGCAACTCTTTCGCGTTCCCGGCGATGCCGCCCCACGGGGCATGGATCATGAGGATGGAGGTCGCTGGCATGTGCACGGTGTCGCCGGCCATGGCGATCAGCGAGGCGCTGGACATGGCCACGCCGTCGACGGTGACGGCCTTGGTTGCGCTATGGCGCTTGAGCGCGTTGTAGATGGCCAGGCCGTCTGCCACGCTGCCGCCATAGCTGTTGATGCGCACGTTGATGGTGGCGACGGTGGCCGGCAGTTCATTGAGCTGCAGCACGACGGATTGCGCGGTGACGGAATCGCCCCACCAGCTTTCGCCGATGTCGCCGTAGATCAGCAGCTCGTAGGCGTCATCGACGCCGGCCAGCGGCTGCAGCCGCATGAGCGGCTCGATATGCGGGCGCTCGGTGGTGCCACGCGGCGAGGCCTGCGGAACCATGGCGAGCGAGTCCATTACCGCAGCAGCCAACAGGGTGGGCTTCATGCGTTGTCTCCAGTGTGGGGGGCGCGGGCACGCGCGGCGCGCTGGCGCGGGGGCGTCTTTTCGTCTTCGGGATCGGCCGCCGGCTCTGCAGGCGTAGCCGCGGCCGCATCGAGCGAGAAACCGAGTTCAGCAGCGAGGAAGCGCTCGCGGGCGATCTCTTCGAAGACGTCCTGCATGCGGCCGCCGCGCTCAGCGATGGCCTGGGTGACAGACTGCACGCGGGCCTCTGCCAGCAGCTTGATGCCGTTGGCTTCCTTCACCGGATCGATCCACGGCATCTTCGGGCCGCGGAACACGGCCTGGGCGACGGTTTCCGGGCGGATGCCGGCGGGAACGCGCAACTTGCCCGAGGCGATGGACAGCGCGACGAAGCGCTCCCAGATCGGCTGGACGAAGCGGGCGACGAACTGGCCGGTCATCATCCGGTAGCCGTCGTAGCTCTCCACCAGCTCCTGCCGCTGGGCGCTGTAGGTGCCGTCGTAGTCGCCGGAAAGGCTGGAGTAGCTCAGGCCAATGGCGCGCGACACGGCGCGCATCATGGCCATGCGGAACCGCTCCAGAATGGTGTTCGGGCGGTTCGGGTTGACCATCTCGATGGATTCGCCCGGCAGCGTCTCGGTGAAGATGGCGCCGGCTTCCAGCAGGAAATCGCGCTCTGTCGGGTTGGCCGCGGTGCCGTCATCGGCCAGCGGCTGATACTCCATGTCCTTGTCGCGCTTGATGTACGCGGCGATGCGCGCAGCAATGCGGGCAGCGATGCGCTCGGACTCTTCGTAGTCCTTGATGTCGATCAGGCGATCGATGGCGCTGGCGAACAGGCTGATGCCGCGCAGGCCGGAAAGGCGCTTGCGCACGGCCAGGTGCAGGAAGCGATCTGCCGGCACGGACTAGAGGTTGTTCTCGCCCACCCAGCCGCCGTTGCCGGGGTGATTCTTGTAGACCCAGTAGTTCAGCGGCTGGCCCCAGCCGTTGCGCTCGATACCGGCGCTGATGCGCTTCTCGGCGTCGTCGTAATCCAGGGGCACCACGTCCGCTTCGAGCAGCTCGATGGAGAGCGGCACGCTGCTGGCGTGCTTGATGAAGCTGCCGGTGCCTTCCACCAGCTGGGTGAACTGCTCGCCATCGCGCAGCCAGCTGCGGCAGGCCAGTTCCTGGCACTGCACCCAGTTGAGCGTGCGGGTGACCTCCGGCGAGACGACCCACTGCCGCCACAGGTCCAGCAGCTGGCGGGCGAAGTCGTCATCGATGCTGTCATAGTCCTTGCCCTGCGAACTCTTGCGCGGGGTCGGCTCGATGCTGATACCGGCCGGGCCGATGATGTTGCGCACCAGCGTGGTGATGGCGCCATCGACCAGGTCGTAGTTGCGCTCGAGGTCGCGGACGGTGGCGCGGACGGTGGCCGCATCACGCACCACCAGGCGGTCGCCGGTGGAGTTGTCGCGGCTCTTCTTGCGGCGCTTGGTAGAGCGGCCACCTTCGTACAGGGCAAGCACCGAACGCGCGAACATGCGCTGCTGCGCGGCCTTCGGCGAGATCACGGCGATGCCGCGATCCAACAGGTTCATGCGTACGGCGGCGCGGTCAGTCATTGAACACCGCCGTTCGGTAACGCAGGCTGCTGCCGCCGCTGCGCTTGCCCTGCTCTGCGGCCAACTTTGCCTCAAGCGCGGTGATGGCTTTGCGGATCTCCGCGAGTTCGGCTTCCTGTCGCTGCCGAATGTCCAGGCGCCAACTCAGGCCCACCGTGAGGATTCGCACCTCGGCGGCGTAATAAGCGTCCAGACGTTGCTGCGTGGTCGACATGGACACGCAAGATATAGATGGGTTTGTCCACCGTCGTGGAAAACCGTGGACTTTCTTCAGGCGCGGCGTTGCATCTTGCTGGGGTGGTACTTGTATGCGGCTGCCCGGCTGCATCCGTGGTCGCGCATGATCTCCTGCAGCGGCTTGCCGCGGCGCCAGTCCTCGGTGATCGAATCGCCGTCAATAGGTGCCTTTGCGCGGTAGCTGACACGTTTTCCGGCGAGGACCTCCATCTGCACCGCCACGAGCGTGTCGGCCAGTTGCAGCGCTGCATGGGCGGGAATACCGGGCTCAGCGATACGGATGGAGCTGGCGTAGCTTTCGCGGAGCTGGTCCACAAGCTCATCCACTTTGATGTCGTCGGCCATTCTCTTCTTCACTCCGAATCGACCCAGCCACTGCGACGGCGGGTGAGTCTACTTGTTCCACGGGAATCCGCCGCCGGCACCGTGGCGACGGGTTGAGCAGATGTTTCACGGGAATCATCGGTGGCCGAGATGGCGCGGGCGAGAAGACGTTCTTCCAGCAGATCCCAGTCGGCCTTGGTATAGCGGTGCAGGCGCACCTCGGCGTGGTGCGCGGCGGCATAGGCGTATACCCAGGTGTCCAGCGGCTCATTACGGACGACTTTTTTCTCGAAGCGGTTCTTGACCGGGTTGTAGACCTCGGACACAAGGCCAGGGAAGAACTCGGCAGGCAGCTGATCCGAGAAGTGCAGCAGCCGCGCGTCTGCCTGGCGCTCGGCATCGGCGGAAAGGCGGCTGTAGAGGTAGTGCTTCGCGGCCACGCCACCGACGTGATAGATGGTGATGCCGCGCTTGTCGGTGCGGCCCCGCCAGGTGACATCGGCCAGCTTGCCCTTGGAGAGAATGGGGGCGTTGTTGGGCACGGCACCGAAGATGCACATGGGCCGGGTGACGAGGCGCTGGCGAACGTAGTGCTTGACGGCCTCGGTGCGGTGGCCGCCGGCGTCGATGGCCACTGCCAGCGGCCGCAGCTGCACGCCATCGTCACGTTCGATGGGGCGGTTGAGAAGATCCGTCAGGGAGAGCCACACGGAGTCTTCTGCAGGATCACCGGGAAGCTCGACGTAATCGAGCGTCCACGCGGCCATGCCACGGCCCCAGCCAATGATGTGGACTGCCAAGCGGTTGTCCTGCGTGTCAACGCCAACGGTGATTGCAAGCACGCCCCGCGGGGCACAGCGCAGCGCATAGGGTTCTGCACGGTCAGCAATGACATTGTGCTTGACCGACCGCATGGCCGGGTCTTCCCATGTCTCTGCCAGGCGGTCGTTGATGAAGGTCTTCAGCGCCGCCGGATCGTTCTGCGCGTCGCGCCACATTTCAGCCAGTTCAGCCCAGCGCGGGCCGAGGCCGAACTGGTAGTAGAGGCAGTTGATGGTGTAGCCGCGAATGGGTGAATCCGGGTTTTCCGGCACCCAGCGGCCGGCGGCGATCATGTCGGTTTTGTGGTGCTCATCGATGGAGGCGCCACACTCGCAGCAGGCGTACCACGCCTCCTTTCCATCGGACGACCAGACAAGGCCGCTCCACTGCAGGGCCTGGTAGTGGCCGCAGTGCGGGCACGGGACGTGGTAGCGGCGGCGGTCGCTCTTTTCGTACAGCAGATTGATGCGGCTGAGGCCGGCGATGGTGGGCGTGCTGATATACAGCCGCTTGTATGTGCTGGGAAATGCGCTGGTGCGGCCATCGAGCATCTTGACCGGGTCGTCACCGGTGCTCAGTGCCTGGGCAAATTCGTCCAGCTCATCGGCGATGACGTAGCGCGCGGTGGTGGACTTCAGGCGCTGCGGGCTGCCGGCATGTTCTACATAGAGCTGGCCGCCAGCGAAATCCTTGAAGGTGCGCTGGTTTGCGCTGTCGCGGCTGGCGGTGCTGCTGAGCGCTTTGCGCACTGCCGGCACCACCTCGATCATGGGATTGAGCTTCTGTGCGATCCACTTGTTCTGGCTGACCTCACCCGGCAGCGCGTACATGATGGGCGCGGGTGCGTAGTCCATCCAGTACGCGAGGGCGTTGGTTGCCAGCTGACTTTTGCCGAATTGGATGGGGAACTGGCAGACCATGCTCTTGACCGGGCTGCGCGCGGACATGCAGTCCATCGGCTCGCGCAGCGGCGGGTTGTTGGCGGTGTGCCACTTGCCGGCCTTGCTGCTGCCCTTTGACGACAGGCGCATGTGCTCATCGCACCACTGCGACACGCTCATGGGCCGGCGCGGTTGCAGGGCGCGCGCGAGCACGTTGCCGATGGATTCCGCCGGGCAGGCCAGGCCGACGTAACTCATGCGCCACCCTCGCCCGGCCTGGCGACTTCACGGAAGGCGCGGCTCAGCTCCTCGAGGCTGTGGCTGACCTCGTTCCACACCAGCT